CGTATCTAGCAGTAAGTTAACTTATAACCCATCAACTGGTAACTTAGTGGCTACGATTCATCATTCTTCTTCTGATGAACGCCTTAAAACAGACATTCAACCGATTCCAGATGCGTTAATAAAGATTAGTCAAATCAACGGTGTTACTTATTTGCGTACTGATACACCAGAAACTGTGCGCCATACGGGTGTTATTGCTCAAGAAGTTGAAGCGGTATTACCAGAAGTCGTTGCTATTGGGCTTGACGGATATAAAGTTGTTGCTTATGGAAACATGATTGGTTTACTGGTTGAGGCTATTAAGGAGTTGAAGGCCGAAGTTGATGCTCTGAAAGGCAAGTAATGACCTTTGGCTTCTCGCCCTACGCTGGTGCCCCGTTTGCTGATACAGGCGAGTCAAGCCTTGGTATTTCAGTACAGTTAACTGGGGTATCTGCAGTAGGTGTTGTCGGGGATGTAGCGGTAAGTTCTGGGCAAACCATAGCCGTAACTAGCGTAAATGCTGTAGGTGCGGTTGGCAGTGTAACTATTGCGGCAGACGGTAACGTTGTACCAACAGGTGTTAATGCTGTAGGTGTAATTGGCAATGTTTCGATAGTTGAAAGCGTTACGATTGAATTAACAGGTGTAAGTGCAATTGGCGCTTTAGGTAATGTAGAAGTTGCGGCTAGTGCTAATGTTGATGTTACAGGTGTAAACGCAATTGGTGTAGTAGGCACAGTTGATTTAAGTCTTGGATGCACGGTTGATTTAACAGGTGTTAGCGCTGTAGGCGTAATTGGTAACGTTTCAATAGTTGAAAGTACTACAATTGAGTTAACGGGTGTTTCTTCTATAGTTGCGCTTGGTAACGTAGAAGCTGCGGCTAGTGCTGATGTTAACGTAACAGGTGTTTTTGCAGTAGGTCAAGTTGGTACAGTAACAGTAGCTGCAAATGCCAATGTTAATGTAACTGGTGTACGAACCGTTGTTAGACTAAATAGGGTCAATGTTTGGGGGCTTGTTGATACTGCGCAAACTCCAAATTGGACAGAAGTAGCAGCAGCTTAAGGATAAATTATGGCAAGTACATATTCACCAAGTTTAAAACTAACCCTAATGGGGGATGGAGATCAAGCAGGTCTTTGGGGTCAAACTACCAATACAAACTTAGGTACTCTGGTTGAACAAGCTATTACTGGCGTTCAAAGCATCACGATGATTGATGCAAACTACACGTTAACTAACTTTAACGGTATAACAAACGAAGCCCGTAATGCTGTTTTGGTAGTTACTGGAACAAATGCTGCGGTCAGAGATTTAATTCCTCCAGTCGTAGAAAAACTATATACCATCGTAAATAATACTACGGGTGGGTTTGCAATCCGTGTAATCGGTGGTTCTGGTACTGGTGTAAATATCCCTAACGGCGCCACGTGTCTTGTCTATTGTGATGGCACTAATTTTATAAACGGGTTGTCTGGTACAGCTGGTAACTTTAGCGTGGCTGGAAACATAACGGCTACTGGTAGTGCATCTGTAGCTGGAAACATAACCGTTACTGGTAATGCCTCTGTAACAGGAAACGTAGTGGTAACAGGCGCTATAACAGGTAATGGAATTGGAATTAGCGCTATAAATGCCTCAAATATTACGTCTGGTACGGTAGCTACAGCACGTCTTGGTTCTGGTACAGCTAATAGCGCAACGTTTTTAAGAGGCGATCAAACGTATGCCGTTCCTTCCGTGGCCTCAGTTAGTACAGCTAACTTTACAATTCAACAGGTTGGAAGTGCTTTGGTATTTCAATACAATGGTGCTAATGTAGCAGTAATGGATTCAGGCGGTAACTTAACTTCAAGCGGTCAGTTTGTTGCTGGCGGCACTGTTTAATTTAGGAGAGCAATATGCCAATAACAGTAAGCGGTACATCAATAACGTTTAACGACTCAACTACGCAGACTACTGCTGGACTAACGGGATCAAGTACTCAATTATGTAAGGCTTGGGTAAGATATAACGGTGATGCACAAACTGTAACTAATTCGTACAATGTTAGTTCTGTAACTTATAACAGCACAGGTGATTACACAATTAATTTCACTAATGCGTTTGCTAACACTAATTACACAATGGCTGGTTCTGCCGCAAGCGCAGGCGATTTTCCAGCAAGTATAGGCATAAATACTGTATCAACAACATCTTGCGGTATTAGACTTTCACAACACAATTTAGGAGCTAGAAATAGAGTCTTTACTTGTGCAACATTCTTTAATACATAAAGGAATAAATTATGTCCCAAGCAATTATTTTTACTAATGACAATGGCGGTGTATCTACCTGCATCCCTACAGGCGAAATTTCTATTGAAGCTGTTTTAGAAAAAGACGTTCCAAAAGGCAGGGGTGCACGAATTGTTAACCTAACTGATCTACCAGATCAACATCAAGATTTTTACGATGCTTGGGAGATGGATGCAACGTCCGTAACCGTAAACTTTGCTAAAGCCAAAGAAATTACTAAGAATCGTTTACGAGTAGAGCGCAATCCTTTGTTAGCCGCACAAGATGTGTTGTTTCAACGAGCCTTAGAGTCAAGTTCAGACACCACAGCTATAGTAGCGGAAAAACAGCGTTTGCGAGACATTACTAAATTAATCGACAGCGCTACTAGTTTAGATGAGCTACGTGCGATTCATTGTTAGGACTAATATGATTAAAACTATTCAAGACTCAATGGAAGGTGGCGAATTTAAACCTCGCCATACTATTGAAATTTACTGTCCTAACTGCAGCCGTGATGTAGACGAGACTGAATTAGCTATGAAGGTATGCGGTGACTGTGGATTTGACTTGTCTGAACCAGAACAGCACGTAGCTATCGTAGTTGCCAATATGTCATTTGGCGGTTCTACTCTTTGAGGCAAAGAACAGTGAGATATGTCAGACGAACTCGGATTGTCGGCTGGTGCCAAAGGGATCAGTGAAGGGATAAAGACTGGTCGAGAAGCTGGTCGAGAGATTGGCAAAAACATTGAAGAAGTACAGAAAGAAGCAGTAGATGTTGCAAAGCAGCAAGCAAACGCAAGGATTCGTGAGCGTAGAGAAGCAGAGTTAAGAAAAGAACGGGCAATATTTAAAGCCCTTGAGGAGTACAAACACCGCAAGAAAATAAGCGATGAAGAATACAAACTAAGGGTGGATTTTATAAAGCAACACGGCACCAAAGAGTGGCAAAAGGTGCTAGACATCAAGACCGAGATTGAGCGGCTTGAGAAGGAAGACAAGAAGTACTTTGATGCCGAGTTGTCAAAGGTTAAATGGGTGCAGTTCTGGTGCTTTATGGCAGCAGGCTGGATTGCTTATTACATAGTATGGGGGTCTAAAAGATGAATATGCAAGATATACTAAAGGCGGTTATTCCGATCTTGGTAGCCTGTATAGCGTGGCTACTCGGTCAAGTATCTTCATTTCAGACCCGCCTGACCCAGATTGAAGGCAAGATGCCAGCCCTGATTACTAGCGAAGGCATCCCAACGGACAGTCCAATATCAGCCGAGCGTAGGGCTAAGATGCGTGAAGAACTGTACAAAGAACTCCATGACCTCCATGTGCGGGTCAAACTCCTTGAAGAAAGAGGAAAGAAATGATTACTCTATTTACTACCCTTATATCGTTCCTGTCAGGTGGACTGCCCAGCCTACTAGGGTTTTTCCAAGACAAGTCCGACAAGAAGCATGAGATGGAAATGGCTCGTTTGCAGACAGAACGGGAACTCCAAATGATGGAGAAAGGCTTTCAAGCCCAAGCCCATGTAGAAGAGATCAAGACCCAGCAGATTGAGATGCAGACCCAAGCCCAAGAAAGGGCGTCTTTGTATGCTCACGATATCGAGATTGGCAAGGGTGCTTCCCAGTGGGTTACAAATTCACGGGCTATGGTTAGACCAGCTATTACCTACGGTATGTTCATCATGTTTATGTTTGTAGAACTGTTTGGATTCTGGTTTGCCTTCCATCGAGAAGTGCCATTTGACGTAGCGCTAAACCTCCTATGGGATGACGAGACCCAGATTATCTGGGCAAGTATTGTTTCTTTTTGGTTTGGAACACAGGCATTTAAGAAGTGAAAGTAAGCGATAAAGCCATTAAGATGATTAAGCACCATGAGGGTGTCCGTCAGCGTCCATATCGCTGTCCCGCAAAATTGTGGACGATTGGTGTCGGGCATGTACTCTACCCACGGCAAGGTGCGTTAAAAATAGATGAGCGAGATGCCTATTCACTGGAATATAAAGACGACCGTACCTTTTCGATGGAGGAAGTAGATGACATTCTTAGAGACGATCTTAATCGCTTTGAGCGAGGTGTTGAACGCTTCTGTCCTGTCAAGCTCACTCAAGGTCAATTCGATGCTCTTGTATCTTTTAGCTTTAATGTTGGTCTGGGAACACTACAGCGCAGCACCCTCCGTCAGAAGGTTATTCGGGGCGAAATGGAAGGGGCGGCAGAAGAGTTCTTGAAATATACGCTGGCTGGCGGTAAAGTACTGAAAGGCTTAGTTACTCGTAGAAACGACGAACGAGCATTGTTCTTATCTTAGGGTAAACCCGTATGCCATTACAAAAATTACAGTTCCGCCCAGGTCTTAACCGAGAAGGCACAGACTACTCTAACGAGGGTGGTTGGTACGATGCCGACAAAGTGCGTTTTCGTTCTGGTTTTCCTGAGAAGATCGGCGGCTGGACCCGTATGGCTAATGCTCAGTTTTTGGGGTTAGCACGAGCGTTATGGAACTGGCTTGCACTTAGTGG